TCAGCTTTCATTGGTCATTTTGTGAGTAAAGGCCTTGGTGGATAGCTCTTCTAATTTTTTCTGCCAGTTTCATATCAATTGTTGTTGGTTCATCAAACCAATCTAATTCGAGATAGCCTATTATAGTGCTATCTTTTTTTAATTCTTCAATAACCCAATCGATATGTTCCTTAAATTCTTGAGTATAATGACCTGATTTTAGTATCAAACATATCCCTCCTAGAAAGCTCCTGGTTGATAGCCTTGTGTCGGTTGCGTCGGTTGTTGTGTAGGCGCTGACCAATTCTGTTGTTGTGGTGCTTGATAGCCTTGCGCTGGTTGTTGTAGCTGTTTGACAACTTCTGGTGCTTCTTTTATTGTGTAATAACTAGCATCTAATGGATAGAAACGGTCAACATCATTGTAAGTATTGTCTTTATATGTCCGATTCTTAATTTTGACTGCCCCTTTCGCACCAGTCACTAAATTCCAATTCATTTGTAACGGTGCACCTTTCACTTTTTGACCAATTGAAGCAAAGAAAGCTGATAACAAACCTTCTGTTGACGTATGCAAGTATAAATTGTTGAAAACAATCGCCGTCCCTTGTTCTGATTGAATTTTCAATTCCAATTTAGCCATATTACATGCTGGTAATTTAGATGTTGGTCCTGGTGTAAATCGTGCACGTTCAAATTTAACAACTTCAAAAATATAATCTCCTGGTGCTAAGACAATACCTCCTTCACTGTCTTGAACAATTGTGTCATCCCATCCTAATTCGCGGTCTTGTTGGTATTGTTGTGTCATTTATTTTTCCTCCTAAAATGTTTGTTGGTTTCTAATTTCTTTAATCATTGCGAAGACTTGCTCCCATGCAGCGACTAATACGCCGTCAATGTATCCTCGATCATAGTTCTGAATCGGTGTTCCTACAGGGTAGTAGCCTTTTGATTCAGTCGCTGCCATAATTTCCCCTGGCAACACATTGTTTGCTTGCATTAAATCCACTAAGTTTTGTGGAATGCCTGTATAATCGACAGATTCCCGTTCGAAGTTCGGTGTTGATTCCGTTGTTGAAGACTCTAATTTTGGCTGTTCTACGATTGGTTCTGGCATTGTCGTAGGTTGCGGTACTGCTTGTTGTTGACTAGCGAAAATATGTGCTATTCCAGAAAAATTCATATCCATTTCATCAGGTAAGCCAAAACGATTTTTTGCGTCCCATGCTGGATGGTGCGTTGTGTACATGACACGTTTACCTCCTTGTCCCTTAAATTTTTTACCTTTATCATCTGCAGCTACCGACAACGTTTTGTAATTGCAGAACAATACTGCATCCGCCCACTCCTTCGTAATTGAAGCAGTTTTAGCAGTGGTTTTATTTCCTAACTTTAATTCCCAACGATCATAGGCACCCATTTCATCCGGTTGTTCAAATTTCACAATTTTTGCATGGGCAGTAAGAACAATATTGATGCCAATTTCTGCTAAATCTGTTAATTTATTTAGAAATTTACCGAATACTTCTTCTAATTGAATAAATCCCTCACCATATCCAAACTGTGTGATACTGGTTTTATTCGCATTTGAAACAACGTAATCAATGCATAATCGTTCTGCCCAATCTGCTGTATCGATTATCAAAGTGTTGCAAGGCATCGTTTGTTTTACAAAATCGATTTGTTGCAGCAACATAGTCCAGCTTGATGGTTTATCTAAACGAGCGACGTCCATATTATTGGTACTGCCTTCCGTGTCAATAAATAATGGATTAGGAAATTGTGCAGCTAATGTTGATTTACCAATCCCTTCTGGTCCGTAAATTACTAGCTTTTGTGCTTTAGCAATAACTCCTCGCGTAATATTCATATTTAAAATGCTCCTTTCGTCCACGTTGGTGTTGTATTAGATGTTGCTTGTTGAGGTGGTGTTCCGCCCTCAAGTAATTTATTTTCAGTTACATAGCCATCTTCAATAATAATGCTACATTCATCGCCCGTTGAAACACGTGTTGCAATTGCTTGCAGTCCTTCTTGCTGTAACCACTGACTAAATTCGTTCAGCGTAATCATATCCATTTGTTCCAATTTATCCAGCAAGACAAAACCGCATTCTGGTTTCAACTTACGAACAATGGCAGTAGATACTTTTAGCTGATCAGAACCGCTCATGTTGTCCCACTGTTGGCCGTTGTAGATTAATTCTCCCTCTAACACAGATAGTCCAGGTAAAGGCAACTGAGCGTTGTTCAATAGCTTCATGCGCTCTTCTCGAACTGCTTTAATTCCTTCATCTAATGCTCGGTATTGTTTTGCGTATTCTTCTGCGTCCAACTCCGCTTTTTCCTTATCAAAATTCGCACGAACCTTCACATTGATTTGTTCCACGTTTTGAAGACTCTGTTCCAATTCTGCTGTTGATTGATCTTGTAAATCTTTTGCAGACGTTTGAGCAATCGCTAAATCATTGGCAGTCAATTGATGCGTTTCTTCCATTTTGGCTAACTGTTGGCGTAGTTGCTCAATTTGTTGTGCCTCATAATCAAACTTATTTTGTAGACGTTGAACATTTTCACGTTTCCGTTGATTTTCACCATTGATAGCTAGAATTTGTTGTTGCTGTTGAATTAAATCCATAGTAGAAATTAATTCCTTAGGCGCATCAGCATAGTGCGGTTGTTCCTCAGCAAACTTTTTCTTTTGATCGGCAATCCGTCCGACTTGATAACGTTCGTTGTAGATGGATTTCTCTTCCATTTCCAATTTTTCCAACAGATCACCAATACCGATGATCTGTAGTAAAATATTCGCTTTGTCTTTAGAAGAAGATTCCATAAACTTTGGTAGGTCAATGGCTAGCTCTTCTACAAAGCTATTTAGAAGCTGTTGACCGCCTTTGTTACCTTGAGGGTCAATGACCTTCAAATCTGAATTCTTGCCTTTACGTTCAACAATCAGACCGTTATTCATGGTAATTTTTAGATTAGGTGGTGTGACAGAACCTTCACGTTGAGGATTGGAAGGTTTGTATTTATTTCCACCTAGCCCCCAAGCAATTGCATCTAATACACTAGTCTTCCCTTGGTTATTATTCCCACCTAGAATAGTTAAGCCGTTCTCTGTAGGCTGAATGACTACTGCTTTGACACGTTTAATGTTCTCGACTTCTAAACTATTGATCTTCATCGGCATCTTCGTTATCTCCTTTCTCGAATTCATCGACTACTGCTTTTTGAATTGCGTTGACTGATTCAGTCATACTTGAGTGGGAACCAAAACCTTGTACGGTTATTTCATCATCAATAGAAACTGAAACTAATACTGGAATATTTTGTTTCTTGCATTCCAAAACCAATACATTTATTAAATGGTCTATTTTATTCATTTGTGATAAACTCTCCTTAGATATGTTCATATTTTTTATTTGCTTATCTCGGTTGCCGCCGAGGTAGGCTTTTTTCTTGCATCCTTAATTTTTACCGCTTCATTAATAATTTCTTTCCAATTCCAAATCACCTCTGAACCATCATCAAATCTAACTATTGGTGACTGTCCCCAAGTGGTTAAAATCTGTGCTTTTTCACCATTATCAAAAGTTACATCTCCAACGTAAATAGTTGGTGTCAATGTCATCTGGGCAGATTTGTTACCTTGTTCATCGATGGTATAACCCTTTTCGTCTTTGTATTCTGGCATTATCTACTCACCTCCTTTCAATTTTCGTAGATTTCTTCCAATTCGGTGCAAACGTCGTTCAATCTATCGATGGCAACTTCCATAGTATCAATAGCTTGGTCAGCTACTTCATATCGCTCGGACCCTTGCAAATTCTCTGGCATATTGTCCATATACTCTTGTTCTTCGTCTTGCAGCATCTCAAGCTCTTCGCTTAATTCAGCAATTTTTTCTGCGATAGATTTCATTTTTTTCTTTCGTCTTATATTCATTTTTTCTCCTTCTATTCAATAAACGCCGTACTCGTTTCCCTTGGAGGTTTAACCCTAGCGTTTATTTAAATATTTTTTTTCGTCGTACTGAAAAGAAATTTGATCGTAACTGATACCTAGCCCAACGTAAGCACCGCCAAGTAAAGCCAATGAGAAAGCAACATGTATTTGATTTGTAATCAAAACCAAAATTGGCAACGACAACACGACCCACAGATTAAAATGCTTTTTCAACTTTTCCACCTCTATCTTTTTACGCCCCACACGTTTTATGATTTATGTTTTTCCATGAATGCATCTGCGTCTTTTTGATCAATCTTTTCCTCGTCATCGATAGTGATTACACGTAAACCATTAGCTATATACTTATTTTTCAAAGTAGGAAAAGACGTATTCATATACTGACAAGCTTGCTTTTTATTCATGTATCTAGGCAATTCTTTTTGTTTCATGTAATTAGCCATTAAATTATTGAAAAGACTCTCAACGATTTCA